ACTTTTCAAGGAGTATACCAAATGTCAGAACTAGACAAGACAATTGAACAACTTGAAGCAGAAATTTTGGAAGAAATGAACGATGCAAATGCTCCCAAGAAATCTGCTAAGAGTCCAGATAAAATGCAATCTGTTCCAGGAGAAACTGAAGATTTGGGTGAAAAACCTGAAGCTGTAGCCAGTAAAATGAAAAAAGCTGCTCAACCAAAAACAATTTCTGCTTCAACAGAATTTGATATGGAAGACGCAGAAGGCTTGGAAGAGAAAAAGAAAATGTCCATGAAAGAGATGGAAGACGAAGACGAAGACGAAGAAGATGAAGAGGACATGGAAGAAGCCATGGACATGGAAGATGATGAAGAAGAGGATGAAGAAGAAGAGATGAAAGAGAAGAAAAAGATGAAAAAAGAATCTTTTGAAGATCGTCTTGCTTCTATTGATGTTTCAGAAGATGTTAATGCATTGACTGAAGGTCATGATCTTTCTGAAGAATTTAAAGAAAAGGCTTCTGTGATCTTTGAAGCAGCAGTTAAATCAAAATTGCGTGAAGAAATTCAAAGATTGGAAGAAGAAAACGAAGAAGAAATTAACCAATTTGTTGATGTTTATAAAGATGAGCTAACTGAGAAAGTTGACAAATACTTGAATTATGTTGTAGAACAATGGATGACCGAAAATCAACTAGCAGTTGAACGGGGATTGAAGGGTGAAATTGCCGAAGACTTTATTGCTGGATTGAAAGGATTGTTTGAAGATCATTATATTGATGTACCAAATGAGAAGTATGACATCCTTGAGTCACAAGAACAGCAACTAGAGAATTTGGAAACTAAATTGAATGAAGAAATTCAGCGAAACGTAGATTTGAAAAATCAGGTGTCACAGTACATTCGTGAATCTATTTTTGTTGAAGTTTCTGAAGATTTGAGTGCAACAGAAAAGGAAAAGTTTGGTTCTTTGGTAGAAGAACTAGAATACATCGATGAAGAGTCATTCAAGTTTAAATTGAGTGCATTGAAAGAAAGCTATTTCCCAAGAACTAAAGTTGTCTCTGAATCTGTAGACACACAGGATGCTTCAATCGAAAATGTTGAAGTTAGTGGTTCAATGGCAAAGTATTTGCAAGCAATTACAACCACAAAGAATAGATTTTAATTAATTAACCTTTAGGAGTTTTTAAAATGTTCAAATCAGAACACCTTCAAGAAAAATGGTCACCAGTCTTGAATCATCAAGAGTTGTCACCTATTCAAGACAAATACCGAAGAGCAGTTACATCTGTTATTTTGGAAAACCAAGAACGTGCATTGAATGAAGATGCTCGTTTCTTGTCAGAAGCTGCACCTACCAACTCAACTGGTGCGGGAATCAGCAACTGGGATCCGATTTTGATCTCATTGGTTCGACGTGCAATGCCAAACTTGATCGCATATGATGTTGCTGGTGTGCAACCTATGACTGGTCCAACTGGATTGGTCTTTGCCATGCGTTCACGATATTCTTCTCAAGCAGGTGCTGAAGCATTCTATGACGAAGCCAATACCGCATTTTCTGGTGCAGGCGCACAAGCTGGAACCAATCCATCAGTATTGAACGACGTCAATAGTGGCGGTACTGCTTCTCCTGGAACATACACCACTGGTACTCCTGTATCAACTGCTACTGCTGAAGCATTGGGTGATTCCGCTGGTAATCCTTTTGCAGAAATGGCATTCTCAATCGAGAAGTTCAGTGTAGAAGCTAAATCAAGAGCATTGAAAGCAGAATATTCAATGGAATTGGCTCAAGACTTGAAAGCAATTCATGGACTTGATGCTGAAACCGAATTAGCCAATATTCTTTCTTCCGAAATCTTAACAGAAATCAACCGTGAAGTTGTTCGAACAATTTACACTGTTGCTGAAAAAGGTGCTCAAACTGATACAGCTAATGCTGGTATCTTTGACTTGGATGTTGATTCAAACGGACGATGGAGTGTAGAGAAATTCAAAGGATTGATGTTCCAAATTGAGCGTGATGCTAATGTTATTGCTCAAAAGACCAGAAGAGGACGTGGTAATGTAATTATCTGTTCTTCCGATGTTGCAAGTGCATTGAACCAAGCAGGTAAGTTGGATTACACTCCTGCTCTTTCAAACAACCTTGCTGACGATGATACTGGAAACACTTTTGCTGGTGTATTGAATGGTCGCTATCGTGTATACATCGATCCATATGCAGCAAATCAAGCAGCAAAGCAATTCTATGTAATTGGTTACAAAGGATCTTCTTTTGCTGATGCTGGCGTATTCTATTGCCCATACGTTCCATTGCAAATGGTTCGTGCAGTTGATAGCAATAGCTTCCAACCAAAAATCGGATTTAAGACACGCTACGGCATGACTGCTAATCCTTTTGCTGGAGGCGCAACTGCTCCTGGAACTGGAGCATTGACTGCTAATGCCAACGTATATTACAGAAGAGTTCAAGTAACTAACATCATGTAATCATACGATTCTTATAAATAGAGGTATGTTCATACATACCTCTATTCTATAGGATATTTCAATGGTTGATTTAGTTGCTGCTAATCGTGTCCCTTCCAATATAGACTACGCTTCTCCCACACAATTTCGTTTTCAAATCGCAAGACTTCCAAATGTAGAATATTTTGTTGTTGCAGCTAATATTCCTCAAGTTTCTCACACTGGTGAAGCTGAAGTTAATACTCCCTTTAAAACATTTTATAATGGTGCAGATGTTTTAGAATATGACGATCTAGTCGTAAAATTTATGGTAAATGAATCTCTTGAAAATTGGGAAGAAATTTATAATTGGGTACGTGGAATAGCATTTCCTGATACAAGAGGAGAATTTGCTACTATGATTGCAGAAAGTGAACAAGAACCTCAAACAATGTTCTCAGAAGCAACGCTAACAATTCTTTCAAATAAAAACAATCCTATTCTACAGATTTTATATAAAAATGTTTATCCTACAACATTAACAGGATTAGAATATGATACACAACAAACCGATGTTGTTTCATTATCCGCAACAGCCACATTTAAATTTACAGATATTGAATTAAGAAGAGTAATATAAATAATTTTACATTATGTAGGAGTGATTATTATGACATTTGATGAACTGCAAGAAATTGCAGAAAAGGATATGAAAATTGATAAAGATAATCTTGATATAGAATCTTTAAAAATACCAGAACTTCAACACAAGTACCTCAAACAGTATTCTAATTACAATCTTCTTGTAAAACAATCTGAAACAGAATATAAAATAATGTATCGTAAGAAATGGGAACATTATTCCGGAAAGGGAGAAACTCCATTTTTAACAAAAGTTTTGAAACAAGACATGACAATATACCTTGAGGCTGATGAAGAATTAAGTAAAGCAAAAAATAAAATGGAATATTATAAAAACATTTTAACATATATAGAAGGTATTTTGAAGTCTCTAAATAATAGAGGATTTCAAATAAAGAATGCAATTGATTGGAAGAAATTCTGTGAGGGATTAAATTAGGAGTATAAAATGAATCTGTTTCTTAAATGGTGGTTAATATTCATTCTGATGATTTTGTCGGGTGCAGTGACTTGGTATTTTTCATTTGTAAATTTTTTATATACAAATGACTTTACCAAACTAAGTTTTGTAATTATTGCCATTCTATTTTTTGCTACAATCATTATTGGTTACAAATACTACAAAAATAATCATGACTTTGAAATAGAATGGTTTGCATCAGAAGTAGTAATTAGTTTAGGAATGATTGGAACTGTTGTTGGATTCATTTTCATGCTATATGCTGCATTCTCAGAATTGAATGTTGATGATCCTGCTAAACTACAACAAAGCATGATGCTAATGGCAAAGGGTATGGGAACTGCTCTTTTGACTACACTTGTAGGATTGATTTCCAGTGTACTAATCAAGTGTCAACTTATAATTGCAAAAAATGAAACGAACATACAATAGCAATCTTGCATTCATTGACTTATTGTTCAATCTGATTCTTGGCTTTGTTTTTCTTTTTATTATCAGTTTTATTCTTATCAATGACCCTGTGAAGAATGAAGGTGTTGAACAAAAAGCAGAATTCATGATTATTCTAAGTTGGGATGCTAAAGCCAACAAAGATATTGATTTATGGATAGATGGTCCAACAGGACATGTTGGATTCACTACTCCACAACAAGGAAACATGTTTCTTGACCGTGATGATCTTGGTCATCGGAATGACACATATCTTGAAAATAGTGTTAGAAAGGTTGTACATATAAACCGTGAAGTAGTAAATATTCGTGGAATAGTACCTGGAGAATATGTTGTCAACGCATTTTATTATTCAAACGGAGATGAGAATATTAAAACTGATGTTAGCATAGAAGTAATCAAATTAAATCCTTATATTCAAATCTATCAAGGCTCAAAACTTTTTGACTATCGTTCACAGGAAGAAACATTTGTCAGATTTACAATTGATTCCGTTGGTAATATACTAAAACTAAATTATCTACCAAAAGATATTGTAAGAAAAAAGACTGGCATCATGTCAAATTCAGAACAAAGAATATTTACCGGACCATGACTTATTTAATCATTTCAAGTTTGGTGCTACTTAGCATCTTTCTTTATCTTATAATTGAATTAAGAGCAAGTATACATTTAGTATATATTATTCCATTAACAATATTTTTTATTGCAGGATCTTATTTTTATTTTGATTCTGTTTTTGGATATCCAGTTCTCAAAACAAATGAAAAGAAATTCAGATTAATTTCATTCATGGTAAATGAAGAAGATGATAAAATATATTTTTGGATACAACAAGAAAATCAAAATCAACCAAAAGCCATTTTTATAGCATATGATGCAGATACCCACAGAGAATTAGAAAAAGTATCTGATAAACTAATGGAAGGGCAACAAATAGAAGGCGAGTTTTCGGAATTAGAAGAAGAAAATGAAGGTGAAAAGGCTGGACTAGGAACCAATAAATCTAAAGGAGGAGAGTTGGTTCTTCATGAAATGAATGTGGAACATTATTTACCAGAAAAAAATGGAAATTGAAAAAAAGAATGAAGTATATTTAAAAGTCAATTGCGAACCATCTGAAGCAAGACAAATATCAGCATATTTTACTTTTGAAGTTCCAGGTGCAAAATTCATGCCTGCTGTCAGAAATAAAATATGGGATGGCAAAATAAGACTTTTCAATGTGATGACTGGTGAACTATATGTTGGACTTCTTTCATATCTTACCGAATACCTTCAACAACAAGAAATAGAATATACACTTTCAGAGGAATTATTAAATGATGCAGTTTTTATTTCTACAAAAGATGTTGAATCATTCACCAAATATATTAAACTTAAATCTGGTGGAAAGAACATCAAAGCTCGTGACTATCAAATTGATGCCTTGGCACACGCAATCAGAAACAATAGGAC